ACACCAGCAGCTGCTGATGCTAAGTAAACAGGATCAGTTTCTGTATATGATGTTAAATATCCAACAGTGCCATGGTCACCCCAACCATATGCTGTATTCCAGTTAGTTTTATTTTGTGCTGTGATACTAGCAGCTTCTGAAGCAGAAAATACAGGGTCAGTTTCTGTGTAAGAAGTTAAATACCCTGCTGATGCATGATTACCCCAACCATATGATGTATCCCAATTACTAATTTTTGTAGTTGTAATCTGATATGATGGATGTGCTAAGAAAACAGGATCACTTTCTACATATGATGTCAGATATGAAGAGAGATCTGGTGGAGTAAAAGTAAACTCACCATTTTGTGCATTGTATGTGAGAGTTGATGATCCAGCAGCAGTTAAAGTTACACTCGGTAGTGGTGGAACAACTGGTTTGTTTAAAATAACTGCAACACCACTGGAAGCATTCCAGTCAGAATTTATCTGTGCTGCAGGGATAGTAGGTTTATTAGTAAGAGTATTATAATCGCCGTCAAAAGGAGTTGTCCAAGAAATAGAAGTTCCAGTAGAAGTTAGGACTTGACCAGAAGCTCCAGAAATACCTGCTGCTTGTATAGGTTTACCAGCAGGGATATTGAGACCCTCTTTGATCTCAATGGGAGCATCATCCCCATAATTAGCGATTTGGTTCGCAAGTAATTTTGACATACTTCTAGTCCTGAAGACAATATTTCTAAGCTAGAAGTATTTATTAAAGGTTAATCAGTTAGTTTGGGGAATTGAATTACATTATCCAAGACATCTAGATCTTTTCCGTTCTTTTTAGTAACTATCTCAAAAGAATAATCAAGAGTTGGGTCATCTAATTTACTATAATACTCTGCAGTATTATCAGTAAAACGGATAGTGTTATTAACTTTCTTCTTTAGATCACTAACAGTATTAAGAGTGTTGAATAGTTCTGTTAGATACTCATCTTCACCTTCTGCTAAAGCACCAATCAATGCCTGACGCATAGCTTTTTCTGCTTTTTCTAGTTGTGATTTAACGCTCATGATGTGTAAGGGGATGTAATTGTGTCTGAATCTCTAGGGTATGCTGCTACCTCTGGATCTGGGTCTAACCACTTGGTATATTCAAAATCTTCTATAGCATAATCAAGTTGGGTTGAATTATCTAGGAGATACATGTCTCTGTAACGTCCACTCCATGTATTAAATTTTTGTATGCGGTAGTCTGGAAACCCATTATCAAGGGTTCCACACTCAACGTAACGATATGGATATCTCTCTAAGATAATTTGTGTCTTAGCACCCGTCGTCGTGGTTTCTGAGGTAGTCATAATTTAAGTCGTTTGGATTTTGTGGAACTACAAGTATTTTAGCACCGTCAGGTTTTTCTACAAGAACCACTGTGCCACTTTCTGCTTTGTCACAGTAGTAGTCCTTTCGGTTTTCAAATTCTTTTTCAGTTATTTCTATCATACCTGACAGCAAATTTTTTCTTCTTGCATATATTTGATAGATTCTTGGCATCCACCTAGATGAATACCATCCAATATAAGTTGTGGGAAAGTAGAACCTTCACCAAATTTTTCATAAAAATCTTCTCTAGTATAATCTCTATCTAAGACGTACACTATATGTGGTAAACCCTCATATTCAACAACTGTTATAAGTTTGTTGCAAAAAGGACAACCTGATCTTGAATAAATTTCAATCATGCTTTTAGATTTTTAAAGTCTTCTTCAAAAATTGCCAGACCTGCGTCTGTCAACACATGATTATACATCTTATCAAATACTTTTGTAGGTAATGTAGCTACAGAAGCACCATATAAGAAACAGCGAGATACATGATGTACGTCACGCAAACTAGCAGCAAGGACTTTTGTCTCTTGTGACTGAGTGCAATATAAATCTGCAATACCACGTACTAATTCTACACCACTAAATGAATTGTCATTCAGACGACCAACAAATGGTGAGATATATGTTGCTCCTGCTATTGATGCCATCGCTGCCTGTGCAACAGAGAAACAAAGAGTTACGTTAGTTTGAATGCCGTCATCAGATAGATCTTTACAAGCAATAAGACCTTCTCTAGTAAGAGGAAGTTTTATTGTAATCTCAGATCCAATAGCGATGTATTGTTGAGCATTCTCTATCATTTCACTAGCAGTATTTCCATTAACCTCTGCTGAAATACTTTCAAAACTAAACTCTTTAGAGAGTAAAGAAATAAAATCAAAGTAACTTACACCAGACTTACGAACTAGTGTAGGGTTAGTGGTTATACCAGAAATTAGACCAGTCTCATATCTGTCTTTAATCTCACTAAAATCAGCTGTGTCTAAGAAAATTTGCATAATGTTAATTATATAGTCTAATGACTTTTTCTAAATTATAAACGAATTTGTGGTTGGTGTCAACTATTCCTCTATATCCCAATGCCACCTTATAGATTTAATGTAATCAAATGTATCTTCCATGTATGTTCTATCATCATTATCATATTTTCTCTCGCACAAATAGTTTCTCATCTTCTGCAGTGATTCAAAACTGCCTTTGTGAGTGTAGTTTTCATCATATAAATGGTACTTCATTGCCAAACTTTTTCAGAACCTCCACTCAATTTCCATCTTGTAGATAAATTATACATGATTTCATGAATATTGTCTAGTTCTTCACTGCCATTATTTTCTAAGATGATTAGATTTTCTTTTACTAGTTGATCAATCATATAATCCTGTTGTTTTTTAGAATAAATCGCAGGTCCGAACCATGGATCATCAGGTAAAAACTCAGGTGCAGGGATTCCAGTAAAAGTTTCAGTCATCTTCGTTGCCAAAATAATCTTTCCTGTAATAACGACCAAGAATGTTAGAATTATAGAATGCAGGTGTACCATCTGTCAAGGTTTTTGTTAAGACGTCATGTAAAAAAAGTTGTCTAGTCTCTTCATAGTTAGTTCTACCTTTGGTAGTATGCAGACTTAAAATCTCTCTTGAGAAAGAGGGTTTTCCAAGTAGTTTGATGTCCTCCTTGAGTTCTGGACAGGATCCGTAATAGCGTTTCCAATCTGACTCAGAAGTAACTCGTCTCTTGCCTCCTTTAGGTTTACGCTTCTGCACAAAATACTTTCTACCGATGTACTTTTTACCTGTTGACTTATTAGTAATGAGGTAGACGTAACCGAAGAAATTGCCAATATCGTCAGAAGTGAAAGCTGTACCTTTGTAGTACCAGGAATTTTCATAATCAACCACTTGCTCATAGTATCACTTTTAATTATTTAGGGTTCGTCAAATAATACCTCATTAATGTAGTCATCTGCCCATTTTTCTCCAAAATATTTCTCTAAAATTTTTCTAGTTTTATCATTTTTCTTCTGTTTTTCACAATAATTTATCTGTCCTTCGTATCTCTCGTCTGCTCTGTTGTAATTCATAGTTGATTTCCATACAGCACCTACAAATACATCAAGATATTCGTTTACTACGTCACAAAATTTACCAATTTCCTCACTATCATCTAGTCTTGCAAATTTACTATAGGGTGAAAAGATAGTACCCCATGTAGGTATCTCTCTATTGTGTTTAAAACTATAATACTGACTAATAGCTTCAATATCCTCATAAATTGAGTGGTCTAGACCATCTACAGGAGAGATGTCTGTGATAGCAGCAGTAACAATCTTCTGATTAGCTACAATATCAGCACCAAAAATAGGCAAATCAAACTCAGGGTCTGGATACCAGATGCAATGCAGGATATCCAGAGGTCCTAGACTAGCAATTTCCATGTGCACCTTGCGTAATCCAGTACACATGTGCATGTCATTCTCAATGACTAGGTTACCATCTTCAGTTTCTTTATAAACCTCCCTAAATTTATCCTTAACATCCAGTTCTTCTACATTAGGTAGAGACTCTTGATGATCACGAATAATATCAGCTAGGTCATTAATTATTTCTCTTGCCATTTTTATGCATAACTGAAAAAGAATTCTTTAATTAGATTATGGGACTTTTCTTTACCAAATCTACTAGATAAGTATCCAGAAATAGGATCAAGTCTTATCATATACCTATCAAAGTCAACATACTGTGTAGTATCAGTTCCAATTGGTTGATGCTCATTCAGCATATCTTTATAATATTGTAGATATTTTGTAAACAGAGGTAGGTGTTCATCTACCTCATCAGGTTTACAATATCTAACAACTAAATTGTCAGAAAAATGATTACCTGCTTCAAAAAATCTATACTTACCTTCTACTTTAGGTAAGTCTGGTGTATAAAACAAGTATTTTTCTACGGGGTGTTGAAAATCAAACACAATAACAACTCTCTTGTCACTCATACCCATGAGATCCATACCAAAACAGGGTAAATTAGATCCTGTTCTAGGGTATATTATATTGTTGTGAATACTACAATTTTTATTGTCCCAAATTTCAACTTGTCTAGACTTTATAATATGTTCTCCTGAGTATAAATCAGCAGTTAGGTTTACACCTTTATCATTAGTCCATTCAGCATGACGCTGAACAAATTTTATATCTGGAAAAATATTTGCAACAGCAGCTTTATAATTTTTCCAAAGATCCATTCATTTCCACCTAGCAAAAAACTCTTTTAGTGTTGTTTGATGTCCAGACTCACGAGTTGGAGGTTTTTTTATCCCCATCATCTTCTCGTAATCCTGATGCATCGCTCCCAGATACCATGCCTGACTCAGACTCTTCGGTCCTTCCTCCAACAATCGGGTTTGAAATTTGGATAGACCAGCCTTCCTTGCCAAATACTCCTGTCTCCACTGTGTGCGGGGTGATTTGTTTGTCATCTGCCTCCCATAGTTCATGTAATTTTTTAGTTTCTAAGTCAACTCCTGCCATAGTCTGTAAGACTTTACCATCCCAATACATTTTCTCTATGTATGAGAAAAGATATTTTAGGATGATGTTAAGTGGTGGTTTCTGTTTACTGATCCACCTCTTTATTTTCTGTAGGGTTGTCTCTTTCTTCTTGTCAAAGACAATTTCAAATTTATAATTGAAACCCTGCGAAGGTGTCTTTTTTGACATCTTGTTTTATGCTCCCAATTAGATAGGATTCAACCTCTGTCTCCTGTGGAGCTACTTGCATACCCTTAGAGGATAACCAGTGTGCTGTCCAAGGAAGAGGATTGTTGCTGATGGGAATGTCATAGATTGGTTTCAATCCTATTGACTTTAACCTGCGATTGGCAGTCCATTCAACATACCTTTGTAGTAATTTATCATTTAAACCAATAATAGATCCATCTTTGAACAGATATTCTGCCCATAGATTTTCTTCTTCTACAGCTTGACGGAACATTTTATAAACATTTTCCTCTTCCTCCTTAGCAATTTCTTTCATTTCTGGATCATCATTCTTTTTCCAGTTGTTAAGGATGTTCTGAGTGACAGTCATGTGCTGACTTTCATCTCTCGCAATGAGTCCAATAATTTTAGCACTTCCTTCTAGTAATTTTAGTTCACCAAATGCAAAAGAACAAGCAAATGACACATAAAATCTAATTCCTTCAAGGATATAGACATTAGCTACTGCTCTGTATAAATTTCTCTTAAGTTCACGTAGTTCCCAGTTTGCTGTTGGAGAATCTTTCCATCCATCTTTCCACATATTGCTAGTGCCATACTGTTGAGCAAGGTTGATGAACTCATCATATGCTCTGGTAACTGATTGTGCTCGTGAGAGGATCTTCTCGTCGTCTAGAATATGGTCAAAAACATCAGAGGGGTCAGCATATACATTCTTAATGATGTGCGTATAAGAACGACTATGAACCATCTCCATGGTCTGCCAGATGTTCATACAACCTTCTAATTCTGGTAAAGAACAGTAAGGCATGAATGCCATGCCAGGTCCTCTACCTTGTACAGAGTCAAGAAGTATCTGATACTTTAGATTACTAGTAAAAATATGCTTTTGTGCCTTATTCAAGGTTTGATAATCTGCACGATCTTTCTGTAGAGATACCTCCTCAGGTCTCCAGAAAAAACCCAGTTGGTTTTGTGTCAACTTATCAAAGATAGGATACTTAAACTTGTCATATCTTTGTACTCCTAGTGGAGCACCAAAGAACATTTGTCCTTTAGTTGTATCTACTTGATCAGTATTGAATACTGTCATGCCTTCTACACTAGTCATAGGTTTGTTGGTTCTAAATTTTGCAACTGTCACAGTCTTCTTCTTCTGTTTCTAAAATGTCTGTTAATAAATCTTCAATGCTCTGTTTCTTTTCTTCTGTCAACTCAGGTTCCTCACCTTTTTGATCGTATGTGTTCTGGTAATAGGAAGTTTTCCATCCATACTTATACGTTTTAAGAAAGTCTCCTGCCATTTCAGAAACAGGAACCTCGTTATTGTCATAATTTTCTGGATTGTAGCTCCAATTACCAGAAATTGCTTGATCAAAGAACTTTTGCATTGCACCCACGATCTTTATATATCCATCATTATCTTTCATGTCCCAGAGAAGAGTGTAGTTATTTTTGAAACTATTAAACTGAGGAACGATTTGTTTAAGAGGTCCTTTCTTTGACTTCTTAGTGGACAAGAATGCTCTAGGTGGTTCAATTCCATTGGTTGCGTTAGACACAACGGAACTGCTCTCTGAAGGCATTTGTGCGGACAACGTGCTGTGCCTGAGTCCGAACTGCTTGATACTATCCCGTAAAGAATTCCAATCATGATTCAGTTTAGTGCCACAGAACTCGTCAATATCACGTTTGTACGTGTCAATAGGGAGGATACCCTTTGCATACTTGGTGCGATAGAAGTATTCACACGCTCCTTTTTCTCTGGCGATTTGATTGCTGGATTTGAGTAGGTAGAACTGGAAAGACTCAGACAAGTCGTGAACTGCTTTCCATGCTTCTGGATCTTCGTATTTGTATCCATTTTTTGCTAAGTAATGTGCAAGACCGATGTAACCAATACCAAGAGAACGACGAGCAAGTGTGCTGCGTTCTGCTGCCTTAACAGGATATTCCTGATAGTCTACCAACTCCTCAAGACCACGTACAGCAAGGTCACAGAGGTCTTCAAGTTCTTCCATCCTATTAAGTTTACCTACGTTGATAGCAGATAGAATACATAATGCAATTTCACCATCACCATCAACATGATTTAATGGTGTGGTAGGAAGTGTAATCTCTTGACAGAGGTTACTCATATTTACCTTATCTTCAAACGAAGAATGACTATTGCAATGATCAATATTCATAATATATAACCTTCCTGTCTCTGCTCTTTCCTTAAGTAAATCTAAAATAAGTTCTTGAGCTGCAATAGTTTTCTTCGGAATAGATTCATCAGATTCATAACGTGTATAGAGATCATCAAACTCGTCAGTGCCAAAAGCATCGTACAAACCTGGTGTATCGTGAGGTGAGAATAAGGTGATGTTTCCACTGTTAATGAATCTCTCGT